AGTCTTTACCCGCTCTATTGCTTGCTGTCTCATAAGAGCCAACACCATCCCAATTACCAGAGGTGTTTAGTGCTTTGGTAGTTGCTGTTACTTCGACTAATGTGCCATCTACCACACCACCTAAATCTGGGATATGCAAAGTATTGGCTGAGTCTCTGCTGAATAGAGTGCCTTGGTCTAAGAAGGTTGATGATGTGAAGCCACCACTAGCAGCAGTCTGAAACGTAGGTGCTACACCAGTACCACCAGAGGTTAATACCTGTCCACTTGTTCCAGTAGTTACATAAGCAGGGTCGCCACTTGCATCATAAGTTATTAAGTTACCATCAGTACCACCTGCCATCTTAGCGAGAGTTACTGAGTTATCTGCTACACTAGATAATTTGGTATCTAACTGTGTTTGAATATCTGAGGTTACACCATCAACATAATTAAGTTCAGTTTCTGTTGCATTAATAGCACCAGTTACATTAGGAAATGTATTCTTAAGGGTAGTCTTTAAACCTCTAAGATGGTCATCACCTTCAGATACATTATCTGTTGCTGTAGGATTGGCGGCATTTAAGTCGTCAATAAATTCAAAAGTTTCAATAGCCATCTAAGACCTCCTAGTTATGCTGAAGCAGCTGTTACTGTTACCGTTACCTGTAGTGTGTCACCTGAAATTACTGAACGGCTAGAACTAAAGTCCACTACACCATACAACGTACCTGCTGTTCCTGTTGCTGCTGTGTTTAAGAATGCACCTGCAATAGTTGCTGTTCCTGTTACACTGAAGTCTACACTAGAAGAGTTAGTCATACTGCCTGAACTAGCTGCACCTTCAGTCCACTCTTTACGATTACCTGAGTAATCAGTGTTCTCTGTCCAGCTTGAGTGTGATGCCATAGTGTCACCAGCTACTGGAGTACCAGCACCTTTAAGTCCAATATACCAAGTTGTTACTTGTGTACTGGCGTGAAATTGTGTGTCGAGGATATGATTAAGACCTACTGTCGTAATTAAGTTCTTCTTATCTTCTTCCCACTTTACATTACCGTCTTTATCAAGACAAGTAACTTTCCATATGTTTGTTAATTCAATTCCTACGTCTTTCATTATTTACTCCGTTGTTGTTGTTATTCGTCTGGGTCAGCTACCTTAGTCCAGGTAGTTGAAGTGTCTTCTGTGATGTCATTCCACAGGAAGTTGTTTGATGAAGTTATATTACCTGTTGCACTTAAGGTTATGCTCTCTTCAAAGTTAATGTTTGTTGTTAAATTACCAGTGTGGCTGAATGTTATACTTGCTGGTATTGATACACTTGCTGTTGCAGTAGCCCCTACTGTAGTACCTAAAGTAGTAGATACTAATTTGATTGCATCCTCTTCATTCAACTCTGTTAGGTTTAACTGAGTAATAGTAGCAGTAACAGGGATTGCTATATTAGGTGTGTAACCCCAAGATGTTGTATCACTAGCCCAGGTTGTAGTCTTTGAAGACCAGCCTTCAGATAGTCCAGGTAAAGGAATATCTACTGTTGTTCCTAGTGTTACTGAGTCTGTGTATAACTTTCCTACCGTACCACTTATTGCACCTGTTGTTGCAAGAGTTGCAGTGGCTACATATACAGCATTATTAGATGCTGATAAGTCTGCAGTAGTCCCAAAGGTTGCTGTCCTTGCAAAGGCAAAGCCACCTAGTATTGATGTTGTGCTAGTAGCATCTAATGCTGCAGTAGCTGGGTATATACCATAACCAACATTACTTGAATCTTGTGTTGAGGCTAATGTTACTGAGTCAGAGAATGTCTGATTAGCCCATACGTTAGTAGTAGATGCCCAAGTATTAGTATCAGCTGCCCAGGTAGTCTGAGCCATTAGCCCTCAACTCCAGAGTATATAGTACGTACTCTCATAGTTGAGCCTGAGTGTCTATCTCTTGCATCTGCCTTCTGTAGCTTATCAATAGCTGAACTGTATGCATTTAACCATACTGGTATACGCTCATCATTCTTAATAAATGGTTCTGCTTCTAATAGAGAACCATACAATAATAAGTCAGGTGCATTACTAGTTAGCCAGTTAGATGTTACAGTACCTGAAGTACCATCACCTAGTGATGTGAACTTCTCGTAGAAGGCAACCTCTAATGTGTATGCTGAGTCTGGTACTGGTGCTAATTGAATCTCATCACCAATCATAGTGTATGCTCTTGGTACACCTGTTGAACTACTGCCATACAATCTATCTAACATCTCAGGAGTAATATACTCCAGTGCTCTGATAGGGTTAGTATTCAGTTGGATGTTACGCATCTGTAAGTAACCACCAGGTAAGTTAAAGTATCTCTTATCTGCTGTGGTTGTCATAGTAGAACGTACTTCCATAGGTCTAATGCGTAAGTCTCTATTGATTCTAGTTTCAGCTAATGCTATAAAGTCTGGTATCCTAGTAGTTAAGTCACTACGGTCTAACCAGTCAGCTACTGCATCTTTAATATTTGTATACGTACTTAGTGCCATCTATAGTTTACCTTTTGTTGTTCTGAATGGTGCGTTGACTGGGTCATTCATCCATTCCTTCATACGTTCTTGGTTATTCCACACACCTTCTCTCATCATCTGCTCTACCATAATAATAGGTATACGAGCTACTCTGTGTGAGAATTGTGAGTCACCATCATACTGTGCTCTGCCACTACGGGCTGAGTCAAATCGAAGCATAGCATTATCTTCTGCAATCTTCTTTATTTCTTTGTTATCTTGAGTTGATACATTGGTTATAGAACCGTCTAGGTTCTCTACTAATTGTGTTTGTATTCCCATCTGTATCTTCCTCTAATATGATAACCCCCTCAATTAAGAAGGGGTTAAGTCAACTAGCTATTAACCAGTTGTGTACTGAATCTTACCGTTAGCTGCTTCGTTGCCACAGCGTAAGCCATACTCAACTAAAAGCATCTTCTTCTCAGAGTCACCAGTCTTATCGATGTCGATAGTCTGGAAATCACGTAAGTAGTCAACAGACCACATATCGTGGTCTAAGAAGTATACGATGTCCTGGTCACAGTATCTATCCAACTGAATGTTGAAAGTACCGAAGTCAGAAACATATACATCAACTGCGTTGTAAACAGTATTGTTGTCATCAACAACTGAACGAGTCGCGTCAGCACGACCAGACATAGCAGTGATTAACTTCTTATTAGTAGCACCTAATAGGATAGTTGATGGGTTACCACCAGCATTCCAAGTAGACTCTGCTACTGCAGTTACATCAGCTTCAACGATTGCTGCGTGAGTACCAGTAGTACCTGCATCAGTTACGTTAGTAGTGATGAAAGTTGCAGCACCTCTAGTCTCACGAGCTGTAGAAGCATCACCTGCAACAGATGCGTTAGTAGCTAATAGTGAAGTTTCCATATCACGCTTAAGCTCTTTAGAAGCTTTAGCAAGTTGGTGAGCAAGCTCAGACTTCTTACCAGCGTTGTTAACCTTGTCTTGAGTACCAGTAACTTCAACAACCTTCTTAGAGATTTGTGTGTAGTTGCCTAGACGAGTTGTAGCTGTAGTTGCTGCAGTACCTGCTGCTGCTCCTTCAACTGCTGCGTTAGTGCCAGAAGCTGCTGCTAGTGCATCAGTCTGCCATTCAAAGTAAGTGTTAGAAACACTGCCTTTCTTTGCGATACCAGATAGAAACGGAGTTTCTGTTGGGCTGATATCATAGATTACATCAGACAAATCTTCACGAATTGCTTGTGCATCATAAGTATTAAAATTAGTAGCCATTACTATTTCCTTATATTGTAGTTATAACCCTTGTTATAACATATCATAAAATACGGAAGCGGCATCATCTTGATGACCAGACTTCCTTAACCTTGCACGCTTTTTCTTGGTTTTATCATCGGCTGCTTCAGACTTAACTTTACCTCTTCCAGACTTCTGTACCTTGGGAACTTTCTTGATTGCCTTCTTCTTAGGTGCTACCTTCTTAGTTAACTTATCAAACTCCATAGCTTTCTTAAGTATAAGAACACTACGGTGGTCTGCTAGTTGGTCAACTTCTTCTGGTGCATACCCTGAAGATATTGCAAACTTTCTAATGTCTTCCTTAACGGTAGACTCTTTGTTGTCCCACTCAGGTAAAGCATTAACTAACTGAGAGTATTGGTCTTGAACAAAGGTTGCTCTTGACTGTGCCTCTTGTTGTTGCTGTTGTTGCTGTACAATCTGTTGTTGTTGTGCAGCATTCCTTGCTTTATCCTGAGCATCTCGGTACTCATCCTTCTTAAGCATATATGCATATGGGTCTTCCTCTTTAAGGGTTGACCAGTCTACATCTTTAAACTCTTGAAGCTTGGCTGACTGCTGTTCTTT